GGAGAATTCTTGACTGACTTCAAAACTCAGAAACATAAAGTTTTTTCAAGCTCTTTCAATCCTATTTCACTACCCCCCCCTACTACTTCCCTAACATGGAAACCCTTACACATTTGTTTTCACAACTTACAGCAAAAGTCCAAACCGGACTAAATTTTATTGCTCTACAGAAGACTAAATTCGGAAAACAACCTCCGCAAATTAATCCTTTTGCAACAACAAAACACCAACAAGCTGTTCAGGTTGCCCTAGCCAAATACTGCTTTCCAGCAGAATACGATCTAATCGTAAATGGTTATAAACGAGTTGCCAACGACCCCGAAGCTATCCACGCTGACTTTTTCAATGGCGACATCCCCCCTTTCTCCGTACCAAAAGATGTACATTACTATAAAGCTTTAGAGGACACTCGAATTTTATTCGCACCTCCAAAACCTGTAAAACCAGTACACTTTTATGATGTTTACCATCATTACCCTTTCAAACGAAAGACTAACGCTGAACCCCCGTTTAACGACAACCCTAAATTTAAAGAAATACTAAAAGAACCACCTCAGCGCAATGCTGAATACTTCAACCCCGATGTTATCAAAGATCGCGTCTCTACCGGCGATATCCTTGACTACGACTACTTTAAGGAACTTTTACACTTATGGATTCATCAAATCAAAGATAACCTTGTCAACTCTGACACACTATTCTTTTGGATGACCTTACATGTCAAAACTGCTTTAATCAAAGCACTAGATCCTATCAAAGTACGCTCAATTTTTGGAGTACCTAAACTTTGGATATTCATCCAAGTCATGTTCTTCTGGCCTTTATTTAATTATTACAAAGAAAACACTGGAATCTCACCGCTCCTCTGGGGCTATGAAACCTTTAATGGTGGCTGGTTCCGTCTCAACATGGAACTTTTCACATCGTATATGTCCCGCTCATTCTTAATGATTGATTGGAAACGTTTCGATAAATATGCCCGATTCTCAGTTTGTAAAGATCTCTTTTCTGTTATGCGTACCTTTCTCAACTTTAACGAAGGATACATCTCAACTCTGTCTTATCCAGACACGAAGTCCACTTGGACTCCTGAAAGATGTGCCCGCCTACAACGTTTATGGGATTGGTCTTGCCTCGCCTTCGAACGCACACCAGTTGTGCTCCCCGACGGATGGCTCTATCGCAGACTTCATTCCGGCATACCTTCCGGATTATACATTACTCAATTTCTTGACTCAATGTACAATACTTTAATGATCTGTACCCTACTTCGCGCAATGGGAATGCCTGTTAATGACCGCACCGTTATGAAAATCATGGGTGATGATAGTCTTATCCGACTAACATTTCTAATCCCTGTCCATCTTCATGATGAATTTCTTGCTACAATGCAGAAACATGCTGATCATTATTTCGGCTCTATCATATCAATGGACAAATCATCCATGAGCAACACGCTCAACGGCTGCGAGGTCCTAAGCTACGTGAACGTCAACGGTTTACCACACCGTGACCCACTTGCCTTACTCGCTCAACTGTACCACACTCGTGCACGTTCTCCAACTCCAGAACTTACTATGGCACAATCAATTGGCATCTACTATGCCAGCTGTGGCTTCAGCAAGACAGTCCGCAACGTCTGTCACGATTTGTACAATTACTACAAAACCCTCGGCTTCACGCCCAACCCCTCTGGCTTAGCCTTAGCGCTTGGAGAAGGTGACCCCTTTCTCTGGTCTGAGTTCATACCACTCGACCACTTTCCTACTCAACAGGAAGTGCAAGCCCGTCTACTCTGTTTGGATTACAAGAATCTTTCTCAATTGAAAGCATTCTGGAATCCAGACTACTTTCTTGAGAAGATGTAATCCCCGATCGCTTTCGGATATTGCGTTTTCTT